TCTGCTAAAGTTAATTCACTTGAAAACAATAAATAACTAAAAATATAACTGATGGCAAATATCAAGAAGAATTTTAATTTTCGTAACGGTGTTCAGGTTGATGATGATAACCTGTTAGTAACTGAAACTGGTCTGGTAGGCATCGGGACTACTATTCCAGTAGAAGCTCTTGATGTCAGAGGTAATGTTGTTGTCACTGGTTTCACAAGTACAACCACTGCACAGATTGGAGTACTAACAGTAACAACATTTTTACCAAATCAGATTACTGGTGCGGGACTTAGTGTTTTTAGTGGAATAGTTACAGCACAAGGTGCTGGTATATTAACATACTTTGGTGATGCTAGAAATTTACAAGGTATGCCGACTTCTCAATGGGAAGATAAAGATGTTGGTTTAGGATTTACAAGTATATACAACACAGGAGGAAATGTGGGTGTCGGGACTGAAGATCCCCGTTCGACCTTCCAAGTTGGTAACAATGTTGATGCTGGAGAAAAAGGTGTAGGTATCAGTTCAGTCGGTAATATTAATATGACTGGTATTTTGACTGCATCAAGTTTCATAGGTCCTATCACAGGTGATGTTGAAGGAAGAATTACTGGAGATTTAGTTGGAAATATAAATTCAGCGGGTATCTCAACATTTACAACTTTAGATGTAAATGGAGATATAGATGTAGATGGACACTCAAATATTGATAATTTAAGTGTTGCAGGTGTATCAACCTTTACTGGTCTTATAGATGGTAATGGTGGAGCAACAATTGATAATGTTCAGATTGGTGTCACGGGTGATAATGAAATTGATACATCAACAGGTAATCTTACTATTGATTCTGCAGGTGGACAAGTCATAGTCGATGATCATTTATCTGTTCTAGGAGTATCAACCTTTACTAACATTATTGAAGCACCCGCTGGAATGAACAAAGTTCCATCATTGTACATGAATCAGAGTAACTTACCAAGTGCTAATGATTATCATGGTATGTTTGCTCACGTTCATAGCACAGGCAGAGGATATTTTGCTCACGCAATGAATTGGTATGAATTAGTTAATAAAGATTTATTTGGTGTAGTCGGAACAGGAACTGAAAGATATAATCTTGGTGTATCAACAATATCAAATTTAATAGTATCAGGCATTGCAACATTTAATCATAATATTGATGCTGGTTTCGTTGGTACGTCATCAACTGTGTTTGCAACTAAACTTGGTGTAGGAACAACTCAAGCACCAGTAAATGATATTCAAGTCAGAAAATCTGGTAATGTTGAAGTACAGATAACAAGTGAAACTGGAAGTGCTGGATTAACAATAGGTCGTGAAACAGGAAACGCAGACACAAATAATGCAGAGTTTAGATATGGTAAAGTTACAGCGGGAGCACCTTACAGTTCAGCACAATCACTTGATATATTAAATTATGGTACAGGTAACTTTAATTATCATTTAAGTGCAAATAGTGCAGGTGCAGTAGATGGAGATTTCCATTGGCATAAGGGTCTTAATAATTCTCGATTGATGACTCTTACTGGTATCGGTGGCTCATTAGGTATTGGAATCACCAATCCTAGTTCAACTCTTCATGTTATTGGACAAGCAACTGTTAGTGGTAATGTTATATTAGGAGGAGATTTAGATGTAACAGGAAACGCTGCTTTAAATGTTATTGGTCAAGTGACTGGAGACTTGACTGGAAATGTTAACGCTACAACTGGTGTCTCTACATTTAAGAGATTAGATTTAGATACCACAAGTTACTATGAATTTGGAGAATTATCTGCTGCTGGAGTTGGTATTGGTACAACAATGAGTAACTTCAAGTTAGTTGTCAATCAAGATGCAGATAAGAGATTAACTGTAAGTGATAGTGGTAATGTTGGTGTAAAAACTGATGAAACATTTGGTAATGGTTTTTATGTAAGTGGTTCGGTTGTAAGTAATACATCTATAGCGATAGGTTCGACTCAAGCAACTTCTGCTGTTGATTTTAAAAATGCTGGTCAAGGAGGAGTTGGTGCAAATGCAAATAGAATGTATATGTTACCACCACAAGTAAATACAGCACAAAGAGCTGCTTTACAAGGTGTAGTATCTGGTGCAGTTATATACTATACAAATGATAATAAACTACAAGTATATGTTGGAACTGGTTCTTATAATGTAGCAAACTGGCAGAATTGTAATTAACTATGACTATTAAAAATTCAGGATCACAATTATCATTTTCCGAGATAGAAGCAGAGTTTGGACAACCAGACAATGGAAGAAGTTTAGGTAGATATAGAACTAGTGACCCAGAATTTAAGAATAAGGATTGTGGTTCATTATCAGATCTTCCATTAGATACTGGTATCCCCGCAACTGGAGAAATTAAATTTAGTCAGTTTTATGGTAAAAAATTAAATATGGTTGTTGATTATTATGATGATACTGGAACAAGTGGTGGAGAAGCTAATAATATTTTGAATCGACAGGATAATGGTGCCAATACAATGGCAGCGACTTGGAGATATAATAATCAATCTAATAGAGTAAAAGTTGTAGGAGGATATAGGGAAAGACCCACTGGAACTGTATCTGGATATGTTTTATCATCATCGGTATGGCAAGGTGGTAAAAGAATATTGATTCATGTTAATAAATCTTTAGGTGGTGTGAAAGCATCTTCAGACTCTGATAGAAATAAGGTCGCATTAAGAACAGGAAACTGGCCATCTGGCACTACTCTGAATATAGATATAGGTCCTTCAGGTAGAATTCAGGGTGCTGGTGGTAATGGAAGACAAGGAGCAACCAATAGTGGTACACCTAGTCAAGCATTTACAGGCACAAGTGGATTAGGTATTGAATATCCAGCAGCAATTGAAAATGGTGGAACTATAAGATGTGGATATGGTGGTGGTGGAGGAGGAGCAGGTTCTTGGTCTGACCCTAACAAAAACCCCAGAGACTTTGGTAGATCTGGTGGTGGCGGTGGCGGTGGTGCTGGCATCCCTGCAGGTGATGGCGGTCCTCAAAATACTGGTGGTTATGGATCTGCTGGTGCTGGCGGTCCATCAGATCAAAATGGAAAAGGTAAAGCAGGTGATGATGCATCATTCGACGCTGGTGGTAATGGTGGCGGTGGTGGTGTACATGGTGAAGGAGGTGGTGGTGCAGGAAATGGTGGTGCAGGTGGAGATAGAGTCGATGCTGCAGGTAGTGGAACTGCTGGAAGTCCAAACAGAGGTGGCGGTGGATCACCAGGTAGTAATGGACATGGTATAATATTCAGTTCAAGTTCTGTTCAAAGTAATAGTAGTGGAGATAAAACATTAGCAAGTGCAGATGGTGGAGTAATAGTTGGAGGTGTTTCTTAGCACTATAACCTTGACATTTTAGATATGGTATGTTATAGTATATAAATTAAAGAGTGGTATATTACACGTTGAATATGATTAATGATTTTATAGAAGTTTATGATAAATTATTTAATTCTGAGGAATGTGATTACTATATCAATTTACTTGAACATTATATTTCAAATGGTCTGATAACAAAAGAAGAAAAAGTATTTCATAAAACAGACCATTATTCAATAAATTTTAATAACGATGCAAGTTATAATATTTTATCAGGTGATAACTTATCTTTGGAATTTTTACCAAAAATAAAGGATACTGTAGGTGATTATCTTAAAAAATTTAGTGTGCTTGGTCAGGAAAAACTTTTAATATACGATACAAAGGCAAAGAAAATTCCAATTGGAGGTGGTTTTCATAATTGGCACTACGAGAATACTGGTCTTCAAGTATCTGCGAGAAAATTAGTTATTCAATTGTATTTGAATACTATAGAAGAAGGTGGTGAAACAGAGTTTTTATATATTAATAAAAGAATTAAAGCAGAACAAGGTAGATTAATCATTTTTCCTGCTGCATTTACTCACACACATAGAGGTAATCCACCGATTGGTCAAGAAAAATATATTGTTTCAACTTGGGCAGTATCTCAGGACAATGGATGGCGATGAAAGTAATATTGAAAATTGATGAATACATACAAGAAAAAAATAGCGTTGTAGTTAAAACTTGTAGATTGCACTCCCATAAATCAATAGATGAATTTGGTGCGAAAGTTGTAAATTGTGATGATTTAAATATGACTGATTGTGAAACTTTTATTGAAAGTTTAGCAAATAAAATATCACATCGTATTGATACACAAGATGAAAAACAGGGTATATCTGAATCAAACAAACCTGTTGAGATTACTGGTGAACTAGATTTTGAAAAATTAATTGGGGTAGTGGTTCAGAGTCGAGTATCAAATAGAACTAGATTACTAAAGATGAGGAAAGTTGATTTATGATGAGATATAATAAAAAATGTGAAGAATTTAGTATCTGCTGTGAAGTAGGGCAATCAGGTGTCATAGTTTTAGAAAAATCTACCGAAAGATTCACTTCATATCAAATTGTAGTGAAAGGTTCTGGAAAAATGGCAAAGGTCTTTGATTCAGATTATATTGTAGGTGATTCACATAAAAATAATTTCATAGATATGAGAAAATACTTAGGTTATCACACTATATTTGAAGCAACTGAACCTTTTATGATATATGGTTTTAATACTCTTAATCTGAATCAAGACTGGGATGGTAAACTCATTTCAAATTCATTTGATGGTGATGACAAAAGTTATCTTGTATGCTTCAAAGGTAATCCTATTATAAACGGAGTTAAACTAAAACCACGAGATTATGCTAAACTAGAAAATAAACACTATAATGTTACATCTAATAATTCAATCGTTGGAGTTTTTACTAAATTATGAATAATTATTGTAGAGAATTAAATCTTTCAAAGGACTTATATCCTAAGATAGACTTATCAAAATATAGTACAGAAGGATATACTTGGGCAACTTTTCATAAAATTCTGTCACCACTTGAATTAAATAATAATTATCTGTTTGAATACCTTGAATCACT